AGTCAGGCTGAAAAGTTTATAAAACAACTGGAAGAATTGGACATAAAGGAGGCTGATGCTAAAGCTTTGCAAGAGTTTAGGGAGGCGTTAAATCAGTTGGCTCTGGACATACCCACACTGAAAAAGGCGGTTGAAGACGCTCAAGGCGACGTAACCTCTGCTCTTAACAAAGGTCTTAGCGTGTCGGAAGCTATCAAAGCGGGTCGTTCGGGATTGCAATCCGATATAGATGCGGATCAGGCGCTAGGTCCACGAAGATTTTCAGCAAGAGGGGTAGCGTTGCCGAGCCGACAATTTGGGGACCTTGGCTTAGGTACTGCACGGGGAAATGATCTAGCTAAGTTTTTCCTTAGTCTAGATAAAGCCCAGCAGGCACACGAAGATAACGCGGCGGCAGTGAGTGCGGGAACAAAAGCCAGACAAGAGGATAATAAGCTTCTTGGCCGATTTGACCGCCTCAGTGATCACCTTAGAAATTTTGCCAATACTTTGGAAGAGGTAGATGAGAAGCTTAAGTTTGACTTTTTGTTTGCTCGATCAGGCACTGACATGATCAGTCAGATAAGAAATAGGCGCGAAAAACAGGCAATGGGTGCCGTTAGGGGTGACGCCGCAGGAACAGCAGGTGTAACTCGCAGGTTTGCTCTTGAAGAGTTTGATCAGCAAATGAGGTTGGCACCAACCCGAGCCGAAAGGCGTAATCTCCAAAGGCAAAGGCCATTTTTAAAGCAGGCATTCGAGGTGCAAAAGAAAATAGCCGAGTTAAGTAAGGATGAAGTAAAGAATACTGACGAACTAAAAGCCGCTCAGGAGGAGTTGCTCCAAATAGAAGAGAAAAGACTACAGGCAAACGAAACTATTGCGGCAAAATTAGAAAATGCTTTTGTGTTTAGTCAAAGAGATATCAGAAATCAATTAGGAGATAATCTTGTTAGTGCGGCTAAAAATTTCAGCGATAGAATGGCCGACGGTTTGGTTAATGCTATTGCAAAAGGTGAAGACTTGGGAGAGACCCTAAAGATGGCTGCTCGCGATTTCCTGCTTGATATGGCGAAAGCAAACATGAAGGCAGCTTTCATGAATATATCATCTGGAATTTTTGGAGGTGGAAAAGCCAGTGGAGGAATGATCACTGGTGGATCAGGAAAAAGAGATGATGTGCCTACCATGCTTATGGGTGGTGAGTTTGTTATCAATAAGAGGGCGGTTCAGAAGTATGGGCCAAATTTCCTTAACGCACTTAACATGGGTGCAATACAGGGAATGGCGCGAGGAGGATTCTTTACCCCAGGAACTTATGGACAAGGAGCAATCACAGGTAAGTCGGATCTTTTGAGCTTCGCAACACAACCGTATACTACTGGGCAATTTGATAAAATTTCAGGCGGACGAGGATTTGCAAGCGTGGACTTGGAACCACAAAGTGGAAGACTAACAATGTGGGGCAGAAAAAACAGTCCTAGATTCCAAAGGGAGCAAGCTTCGAAACGCGAGGCATTTGGTCTTTACACGCAACAGGTGGGTAGAGAGACACGCATGAAAGAGCAGGAGGAGCAGAATAAGAAATCTCTGTCTGGAGCCTTTAAAGCCGCCCTTATAACAGGTGCACTTAGTTGGGCAATGGGTGGTAGTGGCCTCGGCAGCTTGTTCAGTAAAGGAGGAACAGGAGCAACCGCCCCAAAGACCTACACTTCTACACCGCAAAGCCAAGCTGCTTTCATGTCAATGTATGCTACGGGTGGGGCGGTTCCTTATGCTGCGGGAGTAGACTCGGTTCCCTCGATGCTTTCGGGTGGGGAATTTGTAATGAATGCTGCGGCAACACAACGCATTGGGCGCGGAACTCTTAATGCCCTCAATGGTGGCGCAGGCGGTCGAGGTGACGAAGAGATAGTTGGCAAGCTAGATGAGCTTATCGAGGTTTCTGAGGGTGCCGAGCGCGGCGAAAGCGTAATTAATATCACTGTAAACTCCGATGGAACAGAGACAGAAGAGGGCGGAACTAAAGCGGCAGACACCCAAAAGACTTTAGCCGTTAGGATCAGGGATGTGGTTAAGCAAGTGATTGACGAAGAGAAGAGACTGGGTGGATCATTAAGACAGGCTAAGGGATAATGTATGGATCAAAGGTAAATTACGAAACCCATTTTTTTATTTCTGGGGATCAGGCCACTACACCTGACGCCAGAGAGTTGTCGGGTATTGATACTCTAGATATTGGCTATCAGAATAGTGCTGGAGTTACAAACCCATTGGGCTACCAAAACGGAGTTACAACAATAGGTGGACCGACCTCCCAAACAGTTTCGTTTTCGCGTTATTTAATTTACAATGATCCAATTTTGAGCTTCACGGGGGACGTTCCAATCGAAGCGAGCTTTAACTATCAAAACAATACCTCCTACGGATTTGCTAGTGGTTATCTGACTTCCTACTCTGTGAACTGCGCGGTTGGAAGCGTTCCGAAAGTCAGCACAAATCTTGTTGTTTATGATGAAATGAGAAGTGGCTACAATGTTTCTGGCACTGGCGCAACTGACATTTATATTCCAAATCAAGGATCTATAACTGCAACCTGTGACAACACAACAACTAATCGAGTAATTGGTTTTGATTATTCATTAACGAGCACCAGAAAACCATACTATACCATAGGCATGGAGGGTCCTGCGGAGGTCAAGCATATACCACCTATTCAATATACCGCTTCAGTTCAATTGGAAGTTGATAGTGTATTCATGGAAAGCGGTTACAGCTTCTTGGGAACGGGTAAAAATAGCCGCACTGTAACTTTTGGAATCAATGGTAGGGATGGAACTTCATTACAATCATTGAGTGTCCCCAATGCCTGCTTGGTTAGTGAGCAACTTAATATTTCAGCAGAGGGAGCTTTACGTTTAACACTTAACTACATGGGGCATCAATGAGCGAAAGTTTATTCTATAATAGAGATAACAACATCACAGGAGTTACCCTTCCCACTAATGTGTCGGGTATATCAACTCCTGTCTATGGCTCGCAGGTGCAATTTCAAGCAGCAAGTAATAGGTATACTACTGATGACTTTTATTTTAATTTAATTCCGCTGTCTTTAAATAGTTTAACAGCAGAATTTAGCGTCAGGTATGATGTTAATGAAAATGGCGCAAAAAAATTAGCCGCTTACTTTGAAAATAAGTCAGGGTTCAAGGAGATGGAGTTTACTCCCGACAATTCTGGTATATACAAAACGATGTCGGGGTATTGCGATAATTATGCAATCAACTTCATGAACAATCAACACTTTGAAGTAGCAGCCAAAGTTACAGTTGATCACGCCCCGACTCTTCTGAATTGGTCTGGAATGAGTTTTACTAATTTGGAATTCAAAGGATGGACGCCATCCACTGCCTACAGCAAATACGATGTTGTGTATTCGGGCATTAATCAAAACAAGCTCGATAACTTTTACTATTGTAGTGGAGATCACACATCCTCTTCTGCAAATAGCCCAACGGGAGCATCGTCCATGTGGTCGCAAAAATTCTTCTTTGAGCCAGATATAGGCACACGAAATGATGTCACCATTAAAGCTGACGTGCTGAGATACGAGAACTCCTTTGTTCAGCGTTTAAAAACAAATGATAACATAGCGACTTTTGATATGAGCTATGACTATCAAAATATATCGGACCACCAGTTGAAATCCATGCTGCATTTTCTAGAAAATAAAGGTGGCTATCGCAGATTTGAACATCAGATACCATCGGTATATAATAGACCTAAAGTGTATTACTGCCCTGAGTGGACTCATACATGGAATTATCACAATTCTAACAATCTTAGCGTAACATTCATGGAAGACCCTCTGGGAGTTGTGCCAACTGGAACATAAAGATGCCAAGAAAAATCATAAAGAGTAATAGCACTATTGTTGCAGTGAGCAACAATACAGATGCCTTTTCGACTAGCAATATAGACCTCAACCTTTATAGCGTTGTTCAAAATGCTAATTACTCTGTTTCTTTTAACAGGCAACCATTGAAGCAGGTTGGCACTCAGGCGTTAGCGTCAAGGGAAACCTTTCAGCAGCCAGATGTTCAATTAAATATTGCATATATTCCTGAGCCGCGTATGGAGAATGAAATTTATGGCAACTTCATAAAGGTTTCAGATTTTACTAGGTATACGCATTTCTTTTCGGGGACTCTCTCGAACAATAATAATTTCTACATTTTAACTCACCCAGAACAATCCAAGGATGGCTTGAGTGACATAACCATGGATGGTTCGGATCACGATTTTTCGGGTTGGGATGCCGTGGCTTTTGGAAATTGCTACCCAGTATCATACGGCCTTTCTTATGGGATAGGGCAAATACCGACTGCCTCTACTTCGTTCATATGCTCAAACATGAAGTTTGAATCCCTAACAGGAACAAGCATGGAGTCACCAGCTATCAACTTAGAGAGTGGCAACAATAATCAGGTTGGTTTGCAAGTATTCCAGTTTGATGGTGGTGTTAAAAACCCTCAAATTGTCAACCCAATGGACACTGGTAGCAGTGTGCAATTAGAAAATCTACAGGTTGGAGGTCAGGCGCTTTCTGGAATCCACTTTATTCAATCATTAGACCTTCAAGTAAATCTTAATAGAGTTTCCACTTACGGTTTGGGAAGCAATTTCGCTTACGACAGAAAAGCACTCTTACCCGCAGAAGGTAACTTTAGTGTTTCATCACTTGTGTCTGGCGTCAATGATGGTGACGTTACGGGACTAGTAAGGAATGACTCATCTTATGACTTTGACCTTGTGCTAGAAAGTTCGGGTGGCAGTCGTCTGGCATATAAAATTCAAGGTGCAAAACTTGACTCGTATAATTATACAATGCCCGTCAATGGCGTAATGAATTACGACGCATCTTTTAATTTTGAAATCACAGAGACCTCAGGTCTATCTATTAGCGGTAAGTCTTACTCGTAATCAATTTTTACATTTTTACTTTCGTAGCTACCTTTATCTTTCATCCTTTGAGGATGCTCTGCCCCGCCTCTCTCCTTGGCGTAGTTATCGTAAAATCTCTCCTTTACTGGGTCTTTGCCACCTGCTTTCTCGGCTCTCTTTGCGCTCATCTCCTTTGAGAGATCCATCATGTCGCCGTAAGTCCCTCTTTTATTGCGAGTCACATCCATAAATTGGCTTTTACTAAACGGGTCAATTTCACTATCAATTGAGGCGTTTGGTGCAAGAAAGACTCGATCCCACTTCACCCCATCTTTTTCATAAACGTGTTCGTCGTTCATGCCCTGAAGCACTTCTTCATATTCTTCTTTGTCGGGATGTTTATAAACGTAAATAGGCATAATGCATTATAAAAAAAAGAGAGGGTATTTCTACCCTCTCTTTGAGTACTACAACACCACCAAAGTGTTATTTAATCTCTACTTCCCTGCCATCCGAAACTGTTCGCTTGGGTAGTGTTAATTTTAAAAGCCCATATTTAAGCTCGGCAGTAATATGGTCTTCAGAAACCATGTTATTTAAATACAATTTAAACTCCTTTTGACGATCCTTATTTTTTGCGGTGACAGATAAAATGTCATCAGCAATACGAACAGTAATGTCCTTTTTGGAAAAACCTGGAAGTTCTATTTCTGAAGTGTATACATCACCCGACTCCCTCACGCGAGAGTTTCTACTAGGTGTGATGCGATGAATATCGTTAAACAATGTATTAATTAAGCTGTTCATATTTATATTATACTCACAAAGCAGTTTAATTTCAATCTTTAAAAATTGCAGCTAGAATCGAGTCCACGGTATTTGAATAGGTAAACTTTTCTGCCAGCTTCATTCCCTCTGTGTTAATTTGACCCGCTTTAGATTCAGCTTTCTCCATTGCCGCAATTGCTTCATCTTCAGTCCAAGTGTAAAAAGTCCCTTTATTAAAAGGGTTTTCCTTGGTGAAGAAGACACCATCTTCGACGCTCATTTCCCCAGAGGGCTTAATCAGGATTGAGTTTTCTTCGGTTGCCCAATCCTTATGTGAGGTAACATTCAAGACTACGCTCCACTTACCTAGACAGGTGGCATTGAATGCGGGTAGGTTCCAACCTTCCCCGCCCGACAATCCAGTTAGATCGATGTCTATTGCGTTTAGTAGTTCGTTTACCTCACCATTTGTGGCCAAAGTGGGTAGGAAGTTTATATTATTATAATTTTTACCTTCCACCGCAGACGCAAGCAGCCCTTTCATTTGCTCAAGAGGAAAGAATGGGTTCGTGACACAGCAAGAAAGCTGATACTTTGGATTGTTGCCGTATTTTTTCGCCCAAGCTTTAATGATTTTACCTGTATGCTTACGGTTTTCGAACTTACCCATCAAACCGAAATGAATAACATCTTTCAAGTAGGTTTTACCTGTGGGTTTAAAGTCTTCATCTAAGCCGAGTGGAATCGCCTCTGCATTATCGCACCCACCATTGATGAAATGATCTCTAGCGTCCGTGGAGCTAAAGAAGGTGCGATCTTGAGCCTTACAGATTGTTAACTCCAGCGGAGTCGGATCATTGCACTCGTAGAAAGTAAACAAATACTGGTCTTTATTCTTTCGATTGTCTGAGCCATTAATGTGCCACAATTTTAAACATGGAATCTCTGGCTTGAGAAAATCAAACTTGCTGTTTACTGCGGTTTCAATATAACCCTTTAGCTCAGTTGAGGGGTTATAGGCAGCAAGGTCAACATCACCCGTTGGGAAAAATCCAATCTCTACATTTTTTTTATGTAGTTCACGGACAATGTTGTAAGCAACGTTTCCGAGGCTTAGGCGGTTAAGTGGCGCTTCGACTAATAGCTTCATTAAAATGGCACGTCTTCAGTAGATACTTCTTCGCCACCTGCACCGTCTTCTGATTTCTTGGAAGAACTTAGAAATTGAAGATCTTTGCCGCGAATGTGGTATTTACTAAAGTTCTTACCATCTTTCTCCCATGACGACATGCATAGCTCTCCTTGAACAATAAACTCCCTGCCTTTTGTCAGGTATTTTTCAGCAATTTCCGCCGTCTTGTCCCAGAACTCTACATCGATAAAGCACTTTGTTTTAGCGTTGCTCGATGAGATACCAACGCGAAGGTTGGCTACTTTTTTACCTGTAGGTGTAGTGCGAACTTCGGGGTCTTTTACCAAATAAGCCGCAGCAGTTATTGAATTAAACATAATTTCCTTCTTTCTTTACTTTGTTAATAAATCTGTTGTGAATGTTGATACAGCCTTGAATACTCATATTTAGCTCTTCAGCTATAAGTCGCCAAGGGGTGAGCTTACCATTACTGCGCTCGTAGCGCATGTCAATTATTTTTTTCACTCGCCCGTCTGTTTCAGACTCAAGGCATTCATTAAACATAAGTAAAGCCTCCTGCTTGTCAATGTCTTTTCTAAAACTTTCACAAGAAGGCTCTATGTAATTGTTTTCGTCATCAATAAAAAACTCTTTAGTCTTTTTCTTTTTATTGAGGATGTTTAAACATTTCCACTTTGTTTGATTGGCCAAGTGGGTCGAAAATTTAGTGTTCCTAGTCGGATCGTAATTTAATGCCGAGGAATAAATCGTGGAATCTTTTTCGGCAACTAGTTGCGTTTTATCCAACTGGTTATGGGAATTGGACATGTAATAATTCACCATAGAATGAAAGATTCCAGAGTGCCTGTCGATAAGCTCTAACAGGCTCCCTTCATCATTCTTGGTTTGAATATTTGAAATTAGAGTTAAGTCGCTATGCACTGAACCCATTTTATCATCTGGTAATCCTTTTTCCACAAAAAAACTTAAAACGGTAAAAATCAATTCTTGATATATTTATAATATATTTATAAAACGTTATAGGTTAAGTATAACGTATAACTTATCTATAACGTAATAGAATTAAGAAGCGTTTTTGAACCGTTTCACGGTATATTATAACGTCGGAATTACGTTTGTCAAATTATTTTTTTCGGAAAGTTTTTCATTGACGAGGTGCAGCGTTTGGAGTTAGTGTAAAATCCTTTAGCATGATTTTCGAAGAGCAACTATCCCGTAAACCCGACCTGTATCCTTGGACCCAAGAATTTATTGAAGCTATGCATAATGGCTTCTGGACCGACAAGGAATTCAGCTTTAACAGCGACATTCAGGACTTCAACGTTAACCTCGAAGACAATGAAAGGGAGATGATAGTTAGGACGCTATCTGCGATTGGCCAGATAGAAGTTGCCGTGAAAAAATTCTGGGCAAAACTCGGAGATAATTTACCACACCCCAGCTTAACAGATTTGGGTTATGTGATGGCTAACACCGAAGTGATTCACAACAATGCATATGAGCGCCTTCTGACCGTTCTGGGACTAGAGGAAGTATTCGAAGAGAACCTTAAGCTAGACTTCATTGAAGGGCGTGTGCGCTATCTGAGGAAGTATAACCACCGATTCTATACGGATTCTAAAAAGCAGTATGTGTATGCACTGATCTTGTTTACTTTGTTCGTGGAAAATGTTTCACTTTTTAGTCAATTCTATGTGATTAATTGGTTCAACAGGTATCGTAACGTTTTAAAGGATACTGGCCAACAGGTAAAATACACCCGAAATGAGGAGAACATCCATGCTCTAGCGGGAATAAAAATCATCAACACGATCCGTAGTGAATATCCTGATTTATTTGATGAAGAATTACAGGATAGGGTCTTGAGCGAAGCGAAGGCGGCTTTTACCGCCGAGAGCAATATTGTGGATTGGATGGTTAATGGGTTTAATGAAAAAGGTCTGAGCGCCGACATCTTGAAGGAGTTTATCAAAAACAGGATAAACGAATCTTTGGAGAAAATCGGCTTTGATTCAGCGTTTGATGTTGACACTTCTTTACTGGAAGATACAATGTGGTTCGAGGAGGAATTAATTGGCAATAATGCCACTGACTTCTTCCACTCTCGCCCAGTAGAATATTCTAAGAATTCTCAAACATTTGACGCTGACGATCTTTTTTAATGAAAAAATATAAATGGCTAAATAAGGACTCCCGTGATTTCCTAAAAAGGGGTTATTTGCAAACTGGTGAATCAGCAGAACAACGTGGTCACGACATAGCCGTAGCTGCCGAAAAACTTCTTAATGTTAAAGGTTTTGCGGAAAAGTTTGAAGATTATTTATCTAGAGGCTTTTACTCTTTAGCTAGTCCAATCTGGGCTAACTTTGGCCGCGAAAGAGGATTGCCGATTTCTTGCAATGGTGTCTTTATAGAGGATCGCATGGATGCGATTTTGGAAAAGCAGGCCGAAGTTGGTATGCAAACCAAGCATGGAGCGGGGACATCTGCATTCTTTGGAGAGTTAAGAGGAAGAGGCGCGGAAATATCAGCAGGAGGAACATCAAGTGGGCCAGTTCATTTTATGGAGCTTTTTGATAAGGTTTCCTCTGTGGTTTCGCAGAGTAATGTTAGACGTGGATCTTTTGCAGCTTATCTTCCAGTTGATCACCCTGACATGCCTGAATTTCTTAGGATAAGAAGTGAGGGCAATGCTATACAGGAAATGTCTTTTGGTGTTTGCATCACTGATGAATGGATGCGCTCACTAATGGCTGGCGACCGAAAGAAAAGATTGATTTGGGCCGCTATCATCCGCAAGCGGTTCGAGACAGGATACCCATATTTGTTTTTTACGGACACCGCGAACAAACAAGCGCCCAAAGCTTACAAAGATAAGAATTTAAAAATTAGCGCTTCGAATCTTTGCAGTGAAATATTTCTTCACTCTTCGGAGGAGGAATCTTTTGTCTGCTGTTTATCTTCTTTGAATTTACTCAAATGGAACGAGATCATTGAGACTGACGCTATTCAAATGTTGGTTTACTTCTTGGATGCAGTAATGGAGGAGTATATCCAAAAAACCGAGGGTTTACCCTTCATGGAGGCTTCTCACAATTTTGCAAAAAAACAAAGAGCTTTGGGTGTTGGTGTTTTGGGGTGGCATTCTTTTCTGCAAGATCAAATGGTGCCGTTTGAGGGTATGCAGGCCCAGTTTCTCAATGCCGAGATACATAAAACAATCCAGAAGAAGTCTCAAGAGGCAACCAAAGAGCTTGCTGTATTACTGGGGGAGCCTGAGCACCTTAAAGGTTATGGCAAGCGTAATATGACCACCATGGCAATTGCCCCCACTACATCTAGTTCTTTCATATTAGGTCAAGTATCACCGTCTATCGAACCTTTAAATAGCAATTACTTTACCAAGGATTTGGCGAAAGGTAAATTTACCTATAAAAACCCTTATCTGGAAAAACTCCTAGAAGAGAAGAAGAAAAACACCCAAACTACTTGGAAGTCCATTCTGGTTAAAGGTGGATCAGTCCAGCATTTAGATTTTTTATCACAGGAAGAGAAGGATGTTTTCAAGACTTTTGGAGAAATATCCCAAAAAGAAATCGTAATTCAAGCTTCCCAGAGACAAAAATACATAGATCAAGGGCAAAGTTTAAATCTCATGATATCTCCCAAATGCCCACCAAAACAAGTAAGTGAGTTACTAATATTTGGGTGGGAACAGGGAATAAAAAGCTTTTATTATCAGCGCAGCGCAAATCCTAGTCAAGAGTTAGCCCGATCCATACTTTCATGTGTATCTTGTGAAGGATAAGTGTAAAAATTATTATATGAACCTTAGTTTTTCAGAGAAAATTATGGCCTGTCTTCAAAAAAAGGTTGAAGACCACAATGAGCAGCACTCTGATACCATTACAGTAAATCAGCTAATTAGGGTTTACAAAAGAGGAGAGGCAGTAATTGATTCTGTCTGGAGACCAAGTATAAGTCTTGCTCAATTAGCAATGGCTAGGGTTAACCTTTTCCTCAAGACTGCCTCTAACCGCACCGTGAACGCCTCTTATAAGCCGCAGGATTACGACATTCTTACAGCATCTGATCGAAGCTACGATCAGGCTGAATGTGAGCCTTTTGGGCAGTTCGAACAGCTTGACTTTGTTTGTGCTCGTAGCGATTTACTGCTGTCTCATATTACAGACGCTGAAGCCAACAAGGTATTTGTTCCTCCTCCAGTTGAAGAAAATTGATATCTCTATATAATCATGCTAAACATACGGCATGACGGTTTTATTCATATCTGATTTCACTTTAGAACAGAGAGAAGGAGGAGCACAGGTCAGCAACTCCCTTATATTAAAAAAGGGAAGAGAGCTTGGCCATGAGATAGTTGAGCACGATCATACATCCTCTCCAGTAAACTTTTTATCTTCTTATGATTTAGTGGTAAGTTCAAATTTAGAGGTAATTAGTCAGAGAAGCCCAAACGTTATAGATTTCATCCTTAGGCATCCCAACCACATTAGGTTGGAACACGATTCTTGTTCGTATTTAACGAACGAGTTGAGGCAAAGTCTTTTTGAATCTTCGCAGAAAAACTTTTTTCTTTCTGAGTTTCACTTGTCTTTCTTTAAGCGTTACTATGGCGACTACTTTAAAAATGTCCACATTGTTTACGATCCAGTCGATACAGAAATTTTTAAGCCTTCCGATGCGCCAGCTAAATACGATGTGGTTTACTGTGGATATCTGCATCACCTGAAGGGCTTGAATAACTTCATTGAGTTCGCAAGAGAAAACCCTGAGCGACAAATCGATGTCTTTGGTTGGTCTGATACTAATGCCGCAGAATTACATTTTGAACAATTTGATAACGTTACCTTTCACGGGTCTCGCAGTCATACCGAGATAGCTGAGATTTTCAAACAAAGCAAAGCTGTTTACCACTCACCGCTTGTAAATGAACCTTTCTGTAGAATGGTCGGAGAAGCTCTTCTGTGTGGAGTCGAGGATATTTTAGGAAACACAGAGAAGATAGGATCTTACCTTGAATTCAAAAAAGTCGGATACGATAATTTTAGGGATGGATGTAAAAACGCCGCTGAAAACTTTTGGAGCAAAGCAACAACATGACATTTATAAATGGAACATATTTTAAGCATCAGTGCAATTTACAGCTAACTGATTACGCTGATGCAAGGACACCTCTTTTTTCCATCAAATACAATCATCAAATGCAAAATGATTTTGTATTCTGCATCCCAGAATACCTAGCGATGTTGAGGGAGCAAATAGACAAGGGGGTGGTAAGGGTGCCAGATAACTTTACTTTGATTACTCATAATTCAGATGTGAATTTTTCAGAGCAGGCCGTCGAGTCGGTCGTGGAATATTTTCCAGAGATGATGAATTGGTATACAACCAATCTTCTTGTTCCTCACCCAAAGGTTCTACCGATTCCTATCGGTATAGCAAATCCGAAATGGTCACATGGCAACCAAGATAGGTTTAAAAAGGTGATGGAAGAAAACAATAAGAAGGACA